AATAAACTTATGTTGAACAACGCGATGTCTACCGTAGCAGAACACCGCCCAGTTGATATGTCTGGGGCTCCCAATAATTCCACCAATGAGAGCAAACGTTCCTACACTCGTCAGGAGGCGAGTGCAGAAAGTGATCAACTTGCAGGTTGTATTGGAGCAATTCTAGATCTCCTCCAGATCTGGGGTTTCCAGCGAGGGCTTCGTGGTCTCTGTTTTCAGAAGACCTACCTCCACTGGAAATCGCTCCTGCCGTTCTTTAGGAACAGCTGGATGCGGCTGGCGAAGTATAAGCTAGCTGCATTCTTCTCGGCGCACGTCGGGCAGGATTTACCTCCAACGCCGCCAGGATTGTCAGACATGGACAATCCTTGCGTTCTGGTCTCTGGTTCGGGCTATCGCTTTATGCGATCGCTCTTACTGAGATCAGACCGTAACACCCGTCTTGGAATCCTAGCTTCTTTAAAGCTGTCCAAGAAGGGCATGCCTAGGCCTTCTCCACATGATTGTGCGAAGAAGGCAGTAGAGACCGTCGAACTCCTCACGACTGCTGTCGCGGAGGACCCACGAAAGTGGTGGGGCCTTCGGCCACTCTCACGAGACATCGACACCGGACTGAAGTGGTCCGATGTCGACGAATGTGAAGAGCTGGAAGGAGTTTGGTACTCGGATCGTAATGAACTCGTCTATGAACTTCGACGCGCTGTGCGTGAAGTCATTGGGAATGAGACTTATTCACTTTCCGACCGAGGACGGCCGCTGTTCCCTTCCCTCAATGCCGCCTTTCAGAGCTCGCGAGCTCACGGTGGCGCCGCCGGACACATAATTGAATCCTGGGCCAAGTCGTCAACGGAAAGAGCCACCTGGGACAATGCTGTCTGGATGGACAAGGATCGCCCAGAGGCGCGTGTGGAGATCGAAGATCTCTGCATGCGGTTCTGGTCATTCTGTCTGCGTCAGGCTCTTGACGAAGTGCCACGGGTTGAACCCGTTGGTCTTTCGGAGGCATTGAAGGTTCGAGTTATCTCGAAGGGACCCGCTTTCACGTATTTTGCGTTAAAGCCTCTGCAGAGGAAACTGCGAGAGCTGCTTTGTCGCTTCCCCGAGTTTCGCTCCCTCCGACGAGGTGGTGACCTACAACCCGATGACTTCCAAGAAGTACTCGGGGGGTCACTCCCGGACGGTTGGGCGTTTCTTTCGGGCGACTTTGAGGCAGCTACTGACAACCTCCGCTCATGGGTTTCGGAGACTATATGGGGTGAGATTTCTCACTGCCTGAATCTGTCGAAGGCTGAGGAGATCCTCGGTTATCGTGCCTTAACTCGGCATGTTTTCCGATGTGATCGCTTCCCTCCGGGTCTGGGCGCCGATCGGCTGGTCGGTCGCGATATTCCTCAGGCGACTGGTCAGCTCATGGGCTCTATTATCTCCTTTCCCGTGCTCTGCATTGCTAATTACGCCATCTCACGGATGGTTATCGAGCGTGATGCTCGGATACGATCGGGTCGTGTTATGCGATTTCGGATGGGTACTCTCCCGTGTTTCATCAATGGCGACGACGTCGTCTTCAAGTGCTCCCAGCGGGCGCGCAACGCTTGGCGAACCTACGCCGGTGCTGCGGGTCTGAAGGAGTCCTTGGGGAAGACTTATCATAGTCCAGATTTCCTGGAGATGAATAGTCGTCTGATGGAGTACGTTCGAGAGGATCGACCGGATATGCAATACACAGATCCCGTGTCTGGAGCACTACGCTTCCGACACTTCCGCTTCGTCCCGTTAATCAACCTCGGGCTTCTCAACGGACTCAAAAGGTCCGAAGGGAAGTTCGGTATAGAGGATGTCCTCGGTTCCGATCGAGAGATGTCTATCGGGGCTCGACATCGCGAGCTTATGGACGAAGTGGGTGCGGCGTGGGCTGAACCTGTTCATCGACTTTTCCTGATTCGGAACCAGGAGGTCTTGGAGCAGGTACACGTGCCTTGGTACGTGTCGGAGCGGTTTGGCGGCTTGGGTCTCCACTTTGTGGGTACCTGTGGACCTTCAGATCTCGATATTCGCTGCTGTCGGGCTATTGCACTCCAACATTTGGAAGTTGCAAAGTTCTCGGCAGAGGCGGGTCTCGGGTGGAAGGAGGCTCAACAGGTTCTTCGCGAGAATTTCGGCAGTCTTCGTTGCCAGGTTGACTGGAAAACCTCCGAGGACTTATCTGCGGTTACGACCCGTCTTGCACTTCGGCAGTTCCTCACCCTTAAAACGGTGAACCGGGACTCGCTGGTCGTTGTCGACCCCGTTCGCGACGTTCTGCGTCGTAATGAACGGTTGTGGTCACGACTGTCCAGGGGCCGGTACGGTCTTCCCTCTCTGGAGTGGAGGATCGATGGACAGCTGCTGAGTGGCAGAATGCTACCCTCCCCGGCACCTACTTTGGTGCCGACATGGGGGGAGTCTCAGAAGATCTGGGGATTAATTCGGGACTTAGTTCCGGATGCCCCGGGACGTTCTGAGATCTGTAAGACTTTCTCCGATCCCTTCGTGAGGAAGATATCTCGGCATTTTGTAGCAGACGAAGATCGTCATGACTTGTGGTGTGTTGTAGGAGCACACTCTTATGCACCGATGATGGGTTACCCACTCTTACCAAGTTATTACTAGGAGTTGATCACTCCAGGGCGTTGCTCGGAAGGGGCG